TGTTCAAACGTTTCATCGAAGAGGACCCTATAAAGTTGGGTGAAGTCGCCGACTACTGTATCAAGGATACACTCCTCCCCCACAAACTCATGAAGAAATTGTGTATTTTACTAAACCTGGTAGAAATGGCAAAAGCCACTTGGGTCCCAGTGTCTTTCTTGGTTGAGAGGGGTCAACAAATTAAGGTGTTCAGTCAACTCTCTAAAAAGGCTAGAGAGTTGGGATATATGGTCCCAACATTTAAGTATGGATCTCTACCTGAAGAACAATACGAGGGAGCCACGGTTCTAGAAGCCCAAAAGGGTGCATACTACACACCTATCACAGCCCTAGATTTTGAAGCCCTATACCCATCAATCATGATGGCTCACAATTTGTGTTACTCGACATATGTCATGGATGACACGAGGTATGGAAATATTGAAGGAATTACATACGAAACGTTCAACATCGGGGATAAAACATACAAATTTGCACAAAATGTTCCCAGTTTATTGCCGGCTATTCTCGCAGAGCTCAAACAATTTCGTAAAAAGGCCAAAAGAGATATGGCAAATGCCACTGGTTACATGAAAGAGGTATATAACGGTAAACAGTTGGCGTATAAAATATCGATGAACTCTGTATACGGTTTTACGGGTGCGGGTAAGGGTATTCTTCCATGTGTCCCAATTGCGTCAACAACCACCTTTAGGGGTCGTGGTATGATTGAAGAGACGAAGACGTATGTCGAGGCAAACTTCCCTGGTGCGAAGGTCAGATATGGAGACACGGATTCAGTCATGGTTGAGTTTGATGTTGGTGAACGTAAAGGTGTGGAGGCGATTGAATATAGTTGGGAAGTCGGTGAACGAGCTGCCGAAGAATGTAGCGCCCTCTTCAAAAAACCAAATAACCTAGAACTTGAGAAAGTTTACTGGCCCTACTTCCTATATTCTAAGAAGAGATACGCTGCAAAGTTGTGGACGAAAGGTAAAGATGGTAACATGAATATGGATTACGTTGATGTCAAGGGTCTCCAACTCGTCCGTCGTGATAATACACCCCACATGAGGGAAGTCTGTAAGGAATTGTTAGATGTAGTTTTAACTTCGGGGGACACAGGTCCACCAAGGGAACTCGCTAGGAAACGAGCCCAAGAATTGTTATCTGGTGAGATTTCCAATGAAAAGTTAACTCTAAGTCAGTCACTGTCAGACACTTATAAAGTGAACGGGGAGTCTGTCTCAATCAATGGACCCAAATGCAACTTGATTAATCACGCACACGTTCGAGTTGTTAACAAAATGAGAGAGCGTAAACCCGGTTCTGAACCACAATCAGGTGACAGAGTCCCGTATCTACTCACAAAAACAGATAACCCTAAGGCAAAGGCGTTTGAAAAATCTGAAGATCCCAAGTATGTGGAGGAACACAACGTGCCGATAGACTACCACTACTACTTCGTGAACAAATTTCTAAACCCTGTGTGTGATCTTCTCGACCCGCTGTATGAAAACACTAAACAGGAAATATTCGGTGACATCATGGATTCCTACAAACCCCCTCCCAAGAAAAGAGAACCATCCCTGAGCGGTATGAAGAAGGAGGAACTTATCGGAGAGTGTAAAAAATACAACCTCGATGGAGACGGTAGAGCTGCAGATCTCAGGGAACGTATTAAAGAATATAGGGACCGAAAGAATTCTGTTGATGATCTATTTAAAACTTACGAGCAATATACAAGTAAGGATGATTGATGTCAAGTCAAGGGTTACTAAACTCGTTGTTGAAAAAGCTAAAGAAATTATATTAGAACAGCTACCCAATCGATTGGAAAATGATCTAAATGAACTGATTTGTGAAATTGTTGAAGATGGCGTCGATTCATACCACAACGAACAATTAAACCAAACATTGCAAAACATATCTAAGAAACACCAAATACCGTTGGAGTTACTACTCCGTGACATCCCACAAATTAACGGAGAAGATCGATGCAGAGGAAAAAAACAGGGGAGAGATGGAGGTGGGGAAGTAAGGTGTTCGTTCAAGGCTGGTGAAAATGGATACTGTAAATGTCACAAACAGCAAGGTGAAACGGCACACCCGAGATGTCTACCTAGTTTACAACTACACAACCATGGATCTGACAAAATGTTCGTTCGTGGGTGTCCAGGTTGCGAACAAAAAGGACTTATAGGATTAAGTCGACTATTTTCTAATGACTAAAACAAGCATTCTACTATCTTCAATAAATCAATTCTACACAGATGAATATAACAGGAATAAGCTACTGACAATTTTAAACAAAACTGGAGGAATTTCTCTAAGAAATCTTGAATGGTTTATTACAAACTATGCCAAGAAAAACAACACTTCATACAAAACTAATGATGGTAAAATTTTTACAGTTCACTGTGCGTATAAATCTAGCCTCGATGGGTATAGTAAAAAACTATTTGATCCATTTTGTAGAGCTGAAAAATTCACGTATCAAATTCCTGAAACATCTCATGAAATCGAGACAACCCTCGCCCAGTTAAATTTCATCAAATGGTGTATTAAAAATAACATAATCGATTACATTTACAATAATAAACAAAACCTATTCACTAAGTCGTGTAATCAAAAACTTGTGACATGACACCGTCTTTTATGCGAATAAAATTCATCGTTTTAGCTAAAATATGAAAACGTCTATTATACCCACCACTGTTAAACAGGTTTCCGTGTAATATAGGTTCTTTTACAGTGCTAAAGTTGACATGACCAGATGCACTACTATCATTTGGGTAGAGTGCAAAACTATAGGAGTAGAATCTTCTCGTGATTGGGGTATTTCTGTGGTGTAATCTCGGTTGGAGGATTCTCAAAAAGTGGGGGGACCCTGTATGCTCATCTAAAATCTCCCCACCGTCGAAGGTGAGTGTCAGATAGTTTAAGTGTTCATATGTCAGTGCCGGATCCACAGATACACCATATGAATTTACAGGAATCTCATTGTAATTTGAGGTGTCACCGAAGGCGTTGTTGTCTGTGTAGAGGGTGAAAAAGTACAACTCTTGGACTAAATTTGTAAAGTTCAAACGAGTTTTGAATTCGTGTACCCCCCCATCAAGTAAAACGTCATCATACTGGATTTGGGTAATCGCAAACTCGTGATCGTGGTTCATGACCTTGATTTTCTCTATGGGATCCAAAAATATACATTCCGTAGACAATCTTAGATCATACGGCTTGTATGTAACTAAATCCACAGCAGTAGCGCCAACGAACCCTTTGAAATCTTCACCCATAGCAGGTCTCGATACACATATACACTCGTCTACGTTGCGGAACTTGACCTCTACTTCAATTTCCTGTTGTGTAAGCGCACACACTGGAACTGCGAGCTCTGGATGATTGTGAAAGTAAAACGGTATCTCGATGCAAACATCCCCCCCGAGTTGTCTGGGGTATGGTCTCGTCTTTGAAATTCTACTATTAACCTCGGCTGGGTTCGAGCTCACGTCACGTTTGCACAATTCGAATAAGTTGATTTGTTTTGTTGTTGGGTATTCAAGTTCGTTGTATAAATCCAAATACTCTGTCGTGAGGTGCTGAATGACTATTCCACCAACTGACAAGGTGATGTAGTCTATAAAATTACACGCCTCCCCATAAATATAGTCTTTATCTGGGTCTACACCACTCGCTAACACTATATCAGGTAAACTGAACGTGAGATTAACACCCTTTAGGACATCACAGTGGTCATACGGGATGTTAAATTTATGTATTTCACCGTACTCTACGTCTTTATCAGATTCAATGTCGATAAATTGTAAAGAAAAATTCGAGTGTTTCTTGAAGTTTTCTTTAAAAAAGGTAAACTCGGGAACTTCAGTCGTGTAGATGTCTAAAAGACCTCTAGACTCGAGTTGAATAGCCCCAGCCATACTAATATAAGACTATTAATAAAATTTTAAGCCAGCTAACCCAGAGTCAAATGACAGAATGTTGTAGTTTAAGGCGTATACACGGATTTGGGTCTCTTCAGACGAATACGTTCTATGCGTCAATGTGTTATTGTTTGGGTTGACATACCTATCCTGTTCCTTGAATTCTAGTGTGAATTTCTGATGAATAATCCTACTCATATTTAACTGCCCTGTGGGATTGCTACCCCCTGGATCGAGGGAAAAGGAATACATACCGAACTGTGATTCTCCAAAATCAGGTATATTTATATGATTTTTGAATGGCTGAACAACAGATAAGAAGTGACCATTTTTCCTAAAAAAGATGACGTTATTCAAACATAACTCAGCAGTCTTGATTTGTCTGAACCTGTAATTGTTTGTTGCGTTATTGGAGTCGGTATAAATGGGCTCTCCTAGAAACAACAACTCTTTTACGGGGTGTTTGAAATCGAGTAAGAATACTTTTTTGTCAATTCCCGGTTTCATTCGAGTTTCGTGGAGCTGCACCTGTGTTATGAGATACTCCATGTGACTTTCCTGATACGCCTTGCGTTCCATTTCACCCAAATACACGTGCTCAGTCGTCAATACTATTTGATCAATGAATTTCTGGGTAACAACGTTTATCGGTGGTAAATTCGAGGCAGACGATTTATACGAATAATACTTGTCTCTACTCACAAGCTTCATTCTTACAGACACCTGCTGTTTGCTAAGCTTACACAAAGGGATCGCAGACTTGTTGTTTCTCGTGAAATAAAAGGGTAGTTCTAGTGACAATTTAGTAGGGTAATACCCCTCTGCCACAGAACCTTCACCACCCCTGTACGACTTGATATCACGATGTTGATCGGATGTGTCCAGTTTGTTTCTCATGTAGATATACTCCCCAGTAATCGTGTCTATGACTTGTTCACCGATTAACAATTCCGCGTATTCTATGAGTTTTGTGAGGGGGTTTCCAACTGTCGTTATCGCGTCGTAATCAGGTCTCCACGACACAGTTAATGAAACGGAATTTAACAGGTCACTCTTACTGCTGGGTATTCTCACAGTTAAAACTTCACCGAAATCGGGATTTCCCGTAAAGGGGATATCACTGAAATCTATCCCAAATGGTGTATGTTGCCTAAACGCGTATATAAAGTGTGAATAGTCTGGACATTTAGTTACCCATTCATCCTGAACACCCTTGACACAGAGGTACATTCTATTAGTAAGCATCTTTTTTTTAATACTCAATTGTCATGAAACCCTTGAGAAAATTGAACTTCTGTAGCTCTAGATAATACAAGGCCAACTCGAACTCACCCGAAAACGCCTGATCGTCACCGGGTGCACCGACAACGTCTTGAGCTGCATTCGGTAACAGTTTATTAATTTCAAACTCAATTAGGGTTCTGTCAGAGTTTAGATTTGCAAAATCTAGGGTTCCCGTGGATTTCTCATGTAGCGGGTGGAGAGCAAAGCTTTGTGTGTATATGTTTATTTTGTCGCCAGTCACACCCAAATCGAACTTATAAGGAACCGCATACTTGTAGTGTTCGTGACTCTCCATGAGAGTGTTTGGGAAACTTTCACCATTCAAGAAGAAGCGAGCTTTTTTCATGATGGGGGTGTTCCGTGTAATCATGGTTCCCGAAAGATTTCCAGCATTCCATTGTAATTGCTCCGCGCGGCTGCGAACGAACGTGACGTAACGATGTGTGGCCAGAGTCTGAGTGGTGAACAATTTATCCCTAAAAAACCAGTGAAAAGCTTTAACCTTCGACTTCGGCTCTAAGTTCACTTTGAATGTTGTATCAGATTCAGGGGTCGTGATGAATGAGGAGTGCTTTTTGAGAACATTCACTAAAATTTCATGACCCGATTCTACCAAATATAACCTCTCTTCGGGACTGAGTTTTATCTCCTCACTTATCAATTGAAAGTTGTTGAGTTCTATGGTAGTTGGGGTGTGACCATTTGTCGCTCCTTGCCACCACGTTTGTGGATGGAATTCGAGTTCAAACATAATTTTTTGTTTGTGGACTGCACACGCGGGGAAATACTGACGATCCTCAACCTCCTTACGATGCTCAGTTTTTCCATACTTTCTAGAGAAGAAGAAGGATAGGGGGATTATAAATCTATTCGCGTGTTCGTAAGTGGATGGCGCTGATACCCCCGGTGTAAATGGTTTAGACATGTTCTGTAGCACCAGATTACCCTTCCTAGATTGTGGATCTAAATACAGAGACTCGTGGATCATTTCCCAATCATCCGTAATCTCCTCAACCTTTATGTCATCCACATACATCGTCACACGTTTCAGAAAACCACGACCGAGTGGGGTTGTGTAGTTCACGTCGGTACTCTCCTTCGCTGGTAGATCGACTTTCAAATATAAGTTTGTGAGTAAGTCACCCATGTTTTTAGGATCATATTCAACTTTAATTGTTTGATTGAAAGGCCAACCCACTGCGCGACCTGGATTTAAAACACTTTTACTTTTGTGAAACTTTCTAAATTCTGAATGTTGTTTGATATTTTGGTACTTGAAAAAGGTTTTTTCGGGGTCTTTGGATAACAGGTAAGTGTCCTGTTTTCCAAAAGCTTTCAAGGAAAGATTGGCAGCTTCACTCATATCTATTAGTATTTACATATTTTTAATATCGTTCTTCCACATGTCGAAACAACTCGTAGCTTCTAACAAACGGAGTTCTTTTCCGAGCTTGTCTGTTTCGTCCATTAGGGCTTTGACACGTTCTTCTGTGTAGTCAACAGTCCTGATGTGTAAAAGATAATCATATGAACCATCAACCTTGGGGAACGTCTGACCAATTTCACACTCAAGGTCCCGCTTCTTCTTCCTGAATACCACAATTGCACCCTCGATAACCTTCTTCACAAACTGCGCACGGTGGGAGCAGATGTTAGATCTCACCTTCGTGCTTTCAATAAGTTGCGCCTTCCTCTTCGTGTAGTAGTCCACACGAAGATCCATAAAGTCTGATAGAATATCCTCGGGGGTGTTGTATTTACAAATCCCCTTGGTAGGGTGAAAGAGGTGCATATTTGTGCAACGAACAGTCTTTTGGAGTTTGAGATCCTTCACGATATCCTTGCCCTCATACCCCTGTATGAGAAAGTCGACATCTTCTGTGGTGCTATTATTTGTGAAACTCGTGATGATCTTCTTATCAATCAGAATGTCGAGGTGTTCCTTATAATCTTGGGTCCACCTCCCTGGTGGAAGTTCTATGACTTTTACAGTAGTCCCCACCACCTGCCAAACACCTTCTGTTACCCACCCAATCGCTTCATCTTCGAAGATACGACCCCTAAAACCTCTGAACCATGGTTTCATTTTCTTGAGTTCCCTACCATTCATGAAGTTTGTGATGTTTTCCTTGATGTCGGTAGGGTTGAAGGGTGGAACGTAACAACTGAAACCAGTCCCGATACCCTCCGTTCCGTTTACCAACACCATGGGAATGACGGGCATGTAGTGTTCGGGTTCGATGGTTCTCCCGTCGTCATCGAGATAAGTGAGAACCGCGTCATCCTTGGGATCAAATATTTTGCGAGTCTCATCTGAAAGTCTCGTAAAAATATACCTCGTCTGAGAGGCATCCTTACCACCCATCAAACGAGTTCCAAACTGACCACAGGGTTCGAGAAGGTTGATGTTATTGGATCCTGTATAATCATTGGCCAATTTGACAATGGTCTCGGCCAGGGAAACTTCACCGTGATGATACGCACTCTTTTC